CGACCTGTTCGCCGGCGGCGGCGGCGCGAGCGAAGGCATCCGCCTCGGCATGGGCCGCGATCCCGACTTCGCGGTGAACCACGACCCGGAAGCCATCGCCATGCACGCGGCGAATCACCCTGGCACGCGGCACATGTGCGGCGACGTCTGGCACGCGAACCCGCGCGATGTAACGGGCGGCGCGCCGGTCGACTTCATGTGGTTCTCGCCGACGTGCACGCACTTTAGCCGCGCGAAGGGCGGGCCCTTGAAGGACGCGAAGATCCGCGCCCTGGCATGGGTCGTCGTTCGCTGGGCGCGTGAGGTGCGACCGAAGGCGTGGGCCCTTGAGAACGTCACCGAGCTCCAGACGTGGGGTCGGCTCCTGCCGGACGGGACCATCGACCCGCGCTTCGTTGGGCACACGTTCAAGACCTGGCTCGGGAAGCTCAAGGCGCTTGGGTACCAGGTCGAGATGCGCGAGATGCGCGCGTGCGACTACGGCGCACCTACGACACGCAAGCGCTTGTTCATCGTCGGCCGTTGCGACGGCGAGCCCATCGCTTGGCCTACGCCGACCCACGGCCCAGGCCTGAGGCCGTACCGCAGCGCGGCCGAGTGTATCGACTGGAGCACCCCGGCGCGATCGATCTTCGATCGGCCGAAGCCGCTGGCTGAGCCGACGTTGCGCCGCATCGCGCGCGCTCTCCACGTCCACGTTCTCGACGGACGACCCTTCATCGTCCCGCAGCTCGGCGTCGCCGCGACGATGGTGCAGACAGGTTACGGCGAGCGAGATGGCCAGGTCCCGCGCGCGCTCGACATCCGCGCTCCGCTGGGGACCGTCGTCGCCGGCGCCGGCAAGCACGCTGTCGTGCTCGCCGTGTTGGTCAAGCACTTCGGTGGGCCCAGCAACGGCGGCGCCGGCGTGTCGCTGCGCGATCCCATGGCGACCATCACGTGCCAGGACCACCACGCGCTGGTGACCGCCGTGGCGTCACGAACGGTTGACCCGCGTCGGGCGCAGCAGGTCCGCGCTCTGCTCTCGATGGGAGACGGGAACGCGTCTGGGCAGCTTCGGCTTGGCGGTGGCGCCGTCGTCCACGTCGGCGGCGAGACGTACGAGATCGCAGACGTGCAGATGCGAATGCTCGAGCCGAGGGAGCTCTACGCCGCACAGTCGTTCCGCTCGGACTACGTCATCGACCCCGTCGTCGGCGGGAAGCCGCTGAGCAAGACGGCGCAGATCCGCATGTGCGGCAACAGCGTCGCGCCCGTCATGGCTGCGGCCATTGTCGCCGCAAACGTCGGAACGCGTCGTAGTGAGGAGGCAGCGTGACCGCCGCCAAGAAGCTCACGCCGCCCATCCCAGCCGTCCCGCGAAAGGGCCGCATCAAGGCCGTCGTCCCGCGCACGGAGTTCGCCGATCGCTGCACCTTCGTGGTGCCCGGCATCCCGGTGCCTAAGCAGCGGCCGCGCGTAACCCGGCGCGGCACCTTCATGCCGGCTCACTACGTCGCGTGGAAGGAATGTTGCCGCGACGAGGCGGCGGTCGTCTTCGCTGAGTTCGCCTGCCGCGGGACGCCGTGGGACGCGCAGGCGACGGCGTATGCGATGACAGTGCGGGCGTACCTGCCGCACAGCAACGGCGGGGACGCCGACTCGCTCGGCGGTGCCGTCATGGATGCGCTCAACAAGTTCGCGTTCCCCGACGACCGATTCGTCGCCGACCTGCGCGTCCTCCGCTTCGTCGACAAGGTCAACCCGCGGCTCGAGGTGGAGCTGCGCATCTTCGCACCTGGCCGTAACGGCGAGGAGGACGCGCGATGAAGCCATCGACGGCGCGTGAACGGTGGCTTGATCGGATCGAGCGGCGTCACGGTGGACTTGCATCGGCTGCGCATGAGTGGGCCGGCACCGGGTTCATGGCCGGATGGCGGGCTGCGCAGCGCGCTGCAATCGCCGAAGCTCGCTCCCGCCGCGCCTGCTCCGCCGCGGAGGCGCTGGTTGCGGAGCGGGTGGCGGCGGGTGGGCCGGTGGATGGTGAGCCGTGAAACGGTCGGTCTACGTTTCACGGAAACGACCTGGATTCAGCGGCGTTTTCGAGGCCCTTCCAGGGATTGCGACAGGCGTGTACGCCCGATGCAATGAAAGCGAATCCTCCGAAAGCGGATGCGGCATTCATCCGGCAGCTCCAGCGCAGGGTGGAGGTGGATGGTCTGCCCGCATCGGCGACGGCGCTCGGCGTCAGTCAGCCGACGCTGGTTCGGCTCATGGCCGGGCTGCCCGTGAGGGCGGGGTCGCTGGCGCTCGCGCGGATGCGGGCGGATGCGCTGAGCAAGGTCTGAAATGCGGAACGCCCACGGCTGGTACCCGCGGGCGCTTCCTTCACCAACTGGAGTGAGCAGTCGATGAACGAGAAGAAGGGTGCCGGAAGCGGCGCAGACAGTCAACAGGCCTGGGTCTACTTCATCGAGTCGGCCGGGAACGGCCACATCAAGATCGGCTTCACGAAAGGCGAAGTCGAGGCCAGACGCCGCGCTCTCCAGACGGGCTCGCCAGAGACGCTCCGCGTCCTGGCGCAGGTTCGAGGTGACGAGAAGCTCGAGCGGCGTCTCCACGCACGCTTCGCAACGAGCCGCGTCGTGGGCGAGTGGTTCGAGCCGTCCGACGCGCTCCTCGCCTACATCGACGGCATCCACCTCGCCCAGGAGCAGCACATCACCGGGTTCGAGGCTCGGGCGAAGGCGGAGGACAGCCTCAAGCGCCTAGCTCGGGAAGCCGCCGAGCGAATGCAGGCGGAACGTGAAGCCAAATGGGCCGCTCGCGAAGCCGCAAAGGACGCCGCGAGGACTCCGGAGGAGCGGGCTCGCAGGGCGAAGATGACTGAGGCCGAGTTGCTCGAGGAGGCGAAGCGCGAGCTCATGGCGGCGCTCAACAGCTCGTCTTCTTCTGACCCGTTCGCATCTGGCGCTCTGGCCCGCCGGAGGGCGGGGTGATGGCACGGCATCGCAAGATCGACGTCCGCATCTGGGGTGACGAGAAGTTTCGCCGCCTCAGCGCGCCGCAGCCGTGTGGCCAGGCGCTCCTGTTCTATCTGTTCACGAGTCCTTTCACGGGGTCGCTACCTGGCCTTTTCCGCGCCGGCGCAGCCGGCATGGCCGAGGAACTCGGGTGGTCGACGGAAGCCTTCCGGAAAGCCTTCCAGGAAGTCTCTCGCGAAGGCATCGCGAAGGCCGATTGGTCGGCCCGTGTCGTGTGGGTACCGAACGCGATTCGGTACAACGTGCCGGAGTCGCCGAACGTCGTCCGAAGCTGGCGCGCCCAGTGGGACGAGGTGCCCGAATGTTCCTTGAAGTCCGAAGCATTCAAGGTGCTTAGGACCTTCGTCGAAGGCTTGGGCGAAGGCTTCGCTAAAGCCTTTGCAGAAGCGTTTGCCGACCCTTCGCCTAAGGCTTTGGCGAATCAGGAGCAGGAGCAGGAGCAGGAGCAGGAGCAGGAGCAGGATGCTGGTTGCACCAGCCCGACCGGCGACGGCTTCGCCGCGCCCGTCGAAGCCTCACCGAAGAAGTCCAAGTCGACGAAGCCGGATGCACCGCAGCATCCGACGGGCTCGCTCCATGCGGCGGTCGCGGACGCAATCCGTCTCGACGCCGACCTCGCGCCCATCTGCAAGAACCCGAACGCCCTCGCGACGGACCTCGTGGCGTCGGGCCCCGGTGTCGACGTGGCGCTTGAGGTCCGAAAGGCCGGAGCGTGGCTTCGCGCCAACCCCGAGCGGCGCAAGTCCAAGGGCAACGACTTCCTGCTTCGGTGGGTGGCCCGGGCTCAGAACGACCGCGGTGGACGAGGGCAACTTCCGTTCAGCACGAGCGGCGGTGACGAGTCCTCCGGCTTCACGCCTCCGTCCGACGAGGCCCGCCGCGCCGCCGCCGCCGCGTTCGGAGGGCTCTCAGGATGACCACCCGAATCAACGACACGTTCGGGCGCCGCAAGGTCGCCGCGATGAACGCCGAGCCCGGCGCGAACCCGCCGACCAACCTCGCTGCGGAGCGCAGCGTGATCGCTGACCTCCTCGAGCCCGCTGGCGGCGCCCAGGCGCTCGACGCCATCCGCGACGTCCTTGCGCCGGAGGACTTCTCCGACGGGATGCTCGGCGCGATCTACGAAGCCATCTGCGGCGTTCGTGACGAGCAGCAGGTTCCAGGACCCATCGGGCACGTCGAGATCGGCGCCTGGCTTCGCGCGAAGGAACTCGCCGCGGGGCTTCGACACGGTGGTGCCTATCTCAGCCCGGAGGAGGCTGCTGCGCTTCGGGACGCGGTCAAGGTGCAGACCGTCGTGGAGTCCGCATCGGACGCTCTGACGACCCGGTCGCGCGTCGAGACACGCGCCTATGCCGTGCGGATGCTCGCTGAGCACCGGAAGCTAATCGGCAAACTCTTCACTGCGGCGACCACCGGCTACTCGACCGACCCCGCCGTCTTCAAGAGCACGGCGCTGGAGCTCGCGGCGTACATCCAGGAGACGTTCAGCGAGGCCAAGTCGGGCAACAAGCACATCGAGACGGCGCTGCGTGCGGCCATCGGGGATCTGCTCAAGGTGGACGCAAAGCCAAGGGAGCTGGTGACGACCGGCATCGAGAACCTCGACGAGCTGGTCCACATCGAGCCCGGCGCGCTCATGGTCATCGGTGCCAGGTCCGGCGTCGGCAAGTCGTCGCTGGCCATGCAGATCGCGGTGTACGTCGGCGAGAACTGGGGCGAAACCCTTTACTTCTCGACCGAGATGAAAGCGGAGAAGCTCGCGCTTCGCGCCGCGTGCACCCGAGCGAAGGTTGACTGGAAGCGCCTCGAGCGTGGCTACGCATCGGGTCCGGAGAAGGCCGAAGTTGCCAAGGCCGCCGACCAGGTCATGCGTGGCATGTCGTGGTTCTGCGACGACGCGAAGCGAATGATCGTCCCGGACATCGTCGGCAACGCCCGTCGCCACGCGAAGGAGGTGGCCGCGCGCGGCGGGAAGCTCCGCCTCATCGTCGTCGACTACCTCCAGCGCGTTGACCCCGCGCGTACGCCAACCGGCCGCTCGCGCGAGCAGGACGTGTCGTGGATGGCGAAGGCCTTCAAGGACCTGGCGATGGAGCTCGACTGCTGCGTCATCGTTCCGAGCCAGCTCAACAAGGCGGGTGACGAGCGCAAGGACGGCCGACCGCGGCCGAGCGATGCACGCGAGTCGAGCGGCATCGAGAACGAGTCGGACGCGTTCCTGCTCATCCACAACCCCGAGTTCAACGACCGACCGAAGCGCGCCGTCGTCGGTCAGCCATACCCGCCGGAGGCCTGCGAGATCATTGCGGCGAAGGTCCGCAGCGGCGGCGCTGGTGTCGCGCACGTGTGGTTTCACCCGACCTACACGTCGTTCACGTCGATGACGCCGACTCAGGTCGACGAGCGAAGGAGCAAGAAGTGACCAACGTCGAACGAGTCCTCGCGGCCATGCCTGGCCCGCTGGAGTACGTGCGGATGCTCGGCATCCAGGTGCCGCGTGGCTCGAGGCCGGAGCGGTTCCGGATCTGCTGCCCGTGGCACAACGAGAAGAATCCGTCTTGCGACGTCACGACCAAGGCCGGGCGCATCGTCGCGCACTGCCACTCATGTCATGCGGGCGGCGACGGGATCTCTCTCGCTGCGGCTGTCTGGAGCATGTCGACCGAGACCGACTTCGTCGGCGTCCTTCGACGCGTTGCTGACCTGCTCAACGTCCGGCTCGACGAGCTGCCTGGGCCGCCGAAGCCGCGCGACCCGGTGCATGACCTCATGGTCGTCATCGACGGGCTTGCTGATGAGTACCTGCGGCACGGTGAGCTTCGGGCGTCGTCGACGCACGGCATGGCCATGCTGACCGCGGCCGACCCTCGGCACCGGGTGGAGGCGTGCCGACGGTTGGACGAGCTCTACGAGGCGGAGCGCGAGGCCAGGGCCAAGGTTCAGGTCGCGACGACGGACCTAGACCGGCAACGCGACGACGAGCTCGACGCCATGGCCGACGACGTCCTGCGGGTCATCGCACGTCGGGAGGCGGTGCAGCTCAAGCGAATGCGGCTGGTGCCGGAGCTGGCGGCCATCGAAGCCGAGGCGGCGCGGATGTTCCCGAACGACCCGGAGGCGGCATGAGCAGCGACAGCAAGCTGACGGACGACGTGGGCGGCTTCGTCCTTAAGGAGGGCCGGGTCACCGTGCTCTGGATCGACGGCTTCGGGTCGGTCTGGGCGCCGGTGATGCTCGGGCCGGCCGGCTATGTGCTGAAGCCGTGGGGCGAGCGGTGTTGACCCCGAAGCGCATCGCCATCGTCGGGACGCGGCCGCCCACCGGCAACAGCGACACGTGCTCGCCGGAGGTCTACGGCTGCATCGAGCTCGACGTCTGCCGCGTCCTGGAGGCTCTGCTGCGCAAGCACGGCGAGCGCCTCGTCATCGTCAGCGGCGGCGCCGAGGGCGTCGACACGATGGGCGAGGACTTCGCCCGAGCGAACAACCTGTCGCGGCTCATCTGGCGGCCTCGGTACAAGACCGGCGAGTGGCCGCCGAAGGCCGCACCCATGATCCGCAACGAGTGGATCGTCCGCGACGCCGACTGCGTCATCGCCTGGCCGAGCCCGCGAGGCGGCGGCACGGCGAACGCCATCGGGCACGCGAAGCGCCTGGGTAAGCCGTTGCAGGTGCGGCGGCCCTGGCACGAGGACCCGGCGATGCGGGTGGAGAGCTTCAACGTGGGCGTGGCGGCTACCCGACCTGGCTGTCCCGAGGCTGGTTGCGGTGCGCCTCAGTTCCGGTGCTCCGGCGGGGTGTCCTGCGAGAACGGCCACGGGCTACCTGCCGAGGACGTGGAAGGCGCGGCGGCTCTGCCGTGGAGGGACGGGTGATGAGCGTGACCGACCCCGAGGTCCCCGAGACCACAGCCGAAACCACCGAGATCAGTCACGCGCGCGCGCGTGAGGCTAGCGCGGTCCAGCGTGCCCGCGACCTGATGCGGGAGCTCGGCCGCGTGCCCAACGCGAAGGAGCGCATCTGGCTCGTTCTCGACCTTTTCGAGGACGACCTCTGGACCCGCGGCGAGACGGCGCCGCTGCTGGCCGAGGTGTGGGGCCTGCATCCGAACACGGTGGAGCGGAGCGCGGCCACGGCGGCGCTGATGCTGGAGGACCCGGCCAACGTCGAGCGAGCTCGCGGCGAGGTGACCACGCGGGCGCTGCGGCGCTCGGACGACATCTACGAGCGGGCGCGGCTGGCTGCGGACCGGGAGGCGGCGGCGCTCTACGCGGCATCCAACGGCGCCCTCGACACCTACGGCAAGGCGACCGGCGCCATCGCCCCGCAGCAGACCAACGTCCTCGTCGACCTAAAGACCGGCGGCTACCGGCCCGAGGTCGCCCGCGAGGTGGACGCCGCCGTGAGCGCCGTCCTCGAGATGGCCGAGCGGGTTGCGGTGCAGCGGTTCGGCATCGACGCGAGCGCCTGGGGCGCGGCGTTGCAGGCGGAGCATGAGACGGCGGCGCTGCCGGCGAAGGTGGGGCGGTGATGAGCACGACGACGGAGCCGAAGTCGGTCTGCCACTTCTGCGAGTGCCAGATGGACAAGTGGGTGGGCGACGCGAAGCGGTTCGCGGCGTTGCGGTTGGAGTTGGAGTCGCTGGAGCGTCGCATCGACGCGCGAGTGACGGTGCCAACGCACGGCAGCGTCGTGCGCTACCGACGCGCTGTCGAGAACCTGATCGACACGTGGGACGGCTGCGCCGAACTCATCGAGCACGACCCGCGGCCGTTGCTTGAGATTCGCCCGGACGCGAACGTCGACGCGTACATCCGGCACCATCGCAGTGCCGCTCGTCGCGCCCGCCGCATCCTCGCCGCCCTGCCTGGAGGTGAGCGGTGAGGCCGGGTCGCGTGGCGCACGCCTACGACCACTCCGCGGCGCCAGCGAAGTGGCTCGGCGCGTCGGTGTTCCGAGCCCTGTGCGGACGCTGGCTCGCTCCGGAGCGATTCGAGGGCCACCGCGTCTGCCGCAAGTGCGAGGCGCGACAATCAGCCGGCGTGGACGGAGGTGGACAATGACCACGCCCTACCGCACCGCCGCTCCACGCAACCCCGAGCCGGAGCACTGGCTCGACGTATGGGAGCGGAACCAACGGCGCCGGCTGTGGCGGACGGGCCTCATCTGCTTCGCGTCGTCAATCGTAACGACGATGCTGATGCGGCTGCTGCTGGGGTGGACGTGAGCGCCTACCGCACCGCCGCTCCCAAGCCTCCCGGGCCGACGCTGCCGCTGGCGACGCTGGTGGAGGTCGTGCCGGCATGAGCCCGCCCCAGAACAGGCCCGCCAAGGCCCCCAGCGTCGCCCACGCACCTCAGGGTGGGCCGTGTGCCCGTTCGAAGCGGGACTCGGACACTGAATTCGCCGACGCCGTGGCGGGCCGATTCCGCGCGATGGCAGACGGGTACCTGACGAAAGATGACATCGCGTGGCTCACCTTCGGGCTGCGGTGGGCACGGGCGAAGTGGCACCGGCTGCACACGGCAGACGGCGAGCAAAGGACCGAGTGATGACGAAGATCCGAGTGGAGCTGTGGGCGGTAGCGAACGAGCCGCTTCCGGCGGACGCGGTCTTCGGGGCCATCGTGCTCGCCGAGACCGGCATCGTCTGGAGCAACCAGACGTGCGCGGAGTCGTGCAGTCACCCAGAGGCCGAGGGCATCTACGTGCCGCTCGCGCCGGGGTGGCTGACCGACACGCTAGAGGGTAACTGGGGCGGCCATGGCGGCGACTACCCGCCGCAGTTCGTCGCCGAGTGGCTCCAGCGCTGCGAAGTGCCCGGCTACGGCAAGCCCGAGACGATGGCGGACATCTTCCAGCCGCTCGACGCGTGGGACGGCACGTGGGGCGAGGCGTGGATGCCCGTCCGCATCGTCGACGACGCCGAGATGCTGGAGCAGGCAGCGCCGCACCTCGCGCCGTTCGCGGGAAAGGTCGCGGTGCTGACGTGGGGCAATTCGGATTGAAGGCAGACGGCGAGGCGGACGGGGACAGAGGGAGGGTGCGGGGATGACGGAGCGACTGGCGAACGAGTCCAACGACTGGGTCGAGGCGGACCGGCTGACCGTGTCGCCGGATGAGCCGTGGCGGTGCGGCGACTGGAGCCCGCAGGAGGTCGACCCGGCCCATTGCCGACGCGACCCCGGCGACGACGGGTGCGGTGAGTTGGCGACGCATCACTGCGACCTCTACGGCCGGTTCTGGTGCGCCGCGCATGCGAGCGGCTGCTGCGACACGCTTTCGGAGACGGCGCGTCTCCTGATGAGGGACCGATGACCACCCGCATCCACGACGAGGAGACCGGGCAGCGGGTGGCGTGGCCGTACAGCGGGACGGGCGCGGACCCCGACGAGGGGCTTCGTGAGGTGCTTGCCTCGGCGGTCGCCGCAGGCTGCCGCGTCCCGACGAACCCCGAGGAGTTCCGCGACGCGATGCGCGAGGCCGAGGCAACGTGGGAGCCGTGGCACGTGCACGTCGGGCATCGTCTCGGCGAGCCGTGCACCGACGGGTGCCGGAAGGTCGAGCAGACCATCCGCGTCGACGCCACCGACTACGCCCGCCTCGTGGCCGAGCGCGACGCCCTCCGGCAGCAGCGCGACGAGTTGCAGGCGCGGGGGACGGCGCTGGTGGAGGAGCGGCGGCGGGTGGATTGGACGGAGCAGCTGCGCGCCATGTTCGTGGCGTTCGACCAGGACCTCCCGACCAAGCCTGCGTGGCCGTCGGACTTCGTCATCACGCGCCGTATGCGCCTCATCGACGAGGAGCACGAGGAGACCCGCGAGGCGATGCGGTCACGCGACTTCGTCGAGGCTGTCGACGGGTTCGTGGACCTCGCTGTCGTCGCGCTCGGTGGGTTGCTCGACCTCGGCGTGGACCCGCGTCCGATCTGGGCCGAGGTCTGGAAGACGAACATGGCGAAGGCTTCGGGCCCGGTGTCGTCGGCGGGAAAGAAGCAGAAGCCGGAAGGGTGGCAGCCGCCGCGGATTCGGGAGCTGTTGATCGCGCAGGGCTGGACTCCGCCGGCGGAGGCGAAGTGATCACCATCGTTGCAGCCATCGGCCGCGGTGGCGCCATAGGCAAGGGTGGCGCGCTGCCGTGGTCCTTCCCCGAGGACATGGCGCACTTCCGCCGCCTGACGATGGGGCACGCCGTCGTCATGGGCCGGAAGACGTGGGAGAGCATCCCGGCGAAGTTCCGCCCGCTTATGGGACGCCTGAACGTCGTGATGACCCGCGGCGAGTGGCGCGAGATCCACACCTGCGACCAGGTCAAGTTCCAGTCGCCGGGCCCCATCGTCGCGCGCTCGCTCGACGGTGCAGTGTCACTAGCGCGAATGTTCGACCGCCCCACGATCGACATCATCGGTGGCGCCGAGGTGTACGCAGCGGCGCTGCCACTCGCCGACCGGCTGGAGATCACCGAGGTCGACGTGGAGGTGGAGGACGCGGACGCGTTCTTCCCGTTCCCGCACCTGTTCGCGCCGCAGCGCGACGCGCTCGTCGAGGACGCCGGCTGGACCTGCACCGGCGTGCGAGTCATCCCCGGCGGCTACCCGGGGCCCGAGTTCGTCCTGACGTCGCGACGCCGCGGCGAGGACCCCGCGATCACGTTCGTCACGTGGGAGCGCGTCCGATGAACGGCGACAGCAAGCCCGAGGCTCGGCGCCGCATCGGGCCCGACGACGGCTCCATCCTCTCCGCCGAGATGCGCCGCCGCCTGCCCGCCGAGTGGGTGGCGAAGATCGAGGACCGGCCGGCGGATGCGTTGGCGGAGTTGGTGCTGCTGGTTGGGCTGAGGGACGACGGGCGATGACGCGGCAAGTAGGCGAGCGGTTCGACATAGACGGCAGCGAGCACATCGCCGGCGACCCGCAGTGCTGCGACACGCGGCGGTGCGTCTGCGGCGGCATCATCCACTGGCAGCCGGTCTACGGCGGCATCGCCAACGTGTGCGACCAGTGCGGCGGTGACGAGGCTGCACCGGAGCTGGAGCCGATACCGAAGCCGCTTGCGCCGAAGCAGGGGCCGCCGCCCGCGACGCCGCTCGACCTGGATGCGCTCCAGGCGCTCTGCGACGCGGCGACGCCAGGGCCGTGGCGCTGCCACCGGTTCACCGCGGACAGTCCATGCGATCGCATCCTCGCCAGCGAAGACCTCGCCGACGAGGTGATCGGTGCGCACTACGGCGAGGCCCTCAGGATCGACCCGAAGGACGCGGCGTTCATCATCGCCGCCCGCGAGGCGCTGCCGCGGCTCATCGGGCGGGTGCGGGAGCTTGAGGCGGAGGCCGCTCGACGCGAGGACGAGGACAACGACCGCTACTTGGAAGCGAAGGAGGAGCGATGACCTCCCCCGCCTCCCTCGTCGCGATGGCGCGCCAGCGGCTGCTGGCGGAGCGGTTGGCGCAGCGCGGCCAGGCTGCGGAGGACCTGCTCGAGTTCATCCCACGGGTGAGCCACGGCCGGTGGGAGGCGCCGGTGCACCTGATGCCGGTCATCGAGCTGGCCCGTCGCATTGAGCGCGGCGAGCCGGTGCGGGCGGTCGTGTCGACGCCGCCGCGGCACGGCAAGACCACGACGTGGCTCTCGGCCCTCGTCTGGATCCTGCGGCGTCACCCCGACTGGCCGGTCGCGTACGTGACCTATGCGGCCGAGCTCGCACAGTCCAAGAGCTACGAGGCGCGAGCGCTGGCCGGTGAGGCTGGCGTCTCGCTGGCCAAGGACCGCGCGAACCTCGGCGAGTGGCTGACGGAGAACGGCGGCGGCATGGTCGCGACTGGCGTCGGTGGCGCGCTCACGGGCCGCGGCTTCCGCTTCCTCCTCGCAGATGACCCGTTCAAAGGCCGCGCCGAGGCCGACTCGCCGCTCATCCGTGAGCGCACGTGGGAGTGGTTCAACGCGGTCGCCTTCACGCGGCAGCACCCCGACGGCACCGCGTACGTGGTCAACGGGACGAGGTGGCACCCCGATGACCTGAGCGGCCGCCTCCTGCGACACGGCGGGTGGGAGCACATCAACCTGCCGGCCATCCGTGAGACGCCGAATGGCGAGCGTGCGCTTTGGCCGGCCAAGTACGGCGTCGCCGCGTTGCGTGCCATAGAGCAGCAGATCGGCCCGTACGAGTTCGGCGCGCTCTACCAGGGTGAGCCTCGGCAGCGCGGCTCCTCGGTGTTCAACGAGCCGACCGTCTACGATGCGTTGCCCGTGGGCGTTGGCTACCGCACCAGCATCGGCTGCGACTTCGCATACACGGTGCGGTCGTGGTCGGACTTCAACGTGGCCGTCGTGCTGCGGCGGTACACGACCGGCGACACGTACGTGGTCGACGTCGTGCGCGAGCGCTGCGAGCTCCCGGCGTTCCGGTTGATGTTGAGACGTCTCGCCGACCAGCACGGGTCGGGCGCGACCATGCGCGCGTTCGTCAGCGGCACCGAGAAGGGCGGGCTCCAGTTCTTCGCCGAGGGGCCGCAGGACGAGCGCGTGTTCGTGGAGCCGATGGCCGCGGTCGGCGACAAGTTCCAGCGGGCGCAGCCGGTGGCGGCGGCGTGGAACGCGGGGCGGGTGCTCGTGCCTCGAGATGCACCGTGGCTGCCGGCCTTTCTCGACGAGGTGCGCGCATTCACCGGTGTGCGCGACCCTCACGACGACCAGATCGATGCGATGGCCGGCGCGTTCGAGCCGCTCCGGATGATGGTCGACGGTGGCGGCGATGAGGCGGCAGACACGTCGGCACTCGACGGCGACGACGCGACCCGGTGGGGTGGGCAACGCGGGTTCTAGGCAGACGACAAGCGCCGGGCTGGCCCCGACGCGGAGGTGGGACATGGCGACGACGAAGCTCAAGAAGACGCGGCGGCTCGAACTACGGATGAACGATGACGAGCACCGGCGGCTCGTCGCGCTCTGCGACCACTACGCCATGAGCGCGGCATCGGTGCTGCGCATGGTGCTCAAGGCGCGGCACGACGAGGTCATCGCTCGCAAGGGCGTGGTCTGGTCAACGGGGCGGCTGTGACCACCTCCGAGCCTCCCAGCAGCAGCGGGCCGCGTACCAAGCGGACCGCCATCCCGCGCTTCCTCACGAGCGTTCCTGTCGACGCCGACCTGACCTGGTTCATCAACCACGCCGAGTCGGCGATGGGTGTGCGGTCGACGCATGGCGCACTCGTCGCGATGATCGAGACCGGCGGCGTCAGCCGCGGCGCTGGCGTGCGAGCGGTCGGCTACACCAACGGCATCTGCGACGTGGAGGTGCACCAGGCTGCGGGCGAGCGGCGCCTGCTGTCGAAGCACCACCGGTCGGATGCGGACCGGGACCGGCGGCTTCGGGCGCGGTTCCTGGCGCTGACCTCGGAGCAGCGGGCGGTGCTGTGCGAGGCGTACGCTGTCCGCAACGTGCCGCACGAGATGTGCGCGCCTCTTGGGGCTTTGGCGGGCGTTGCGCTGCTCACTAGCGTCGCCATCAACGGCTACCCGGCGCACGAGGGTCGCCCTGCGTTTCGCGGTCACCCCGAGGAGATGGGTCGCGGCGAATGGCTGCGGGCGCTCTGCCGCAAGCCCGGCCAGAACGCGGAGCCGCTTGAGGCGATGCGCAAGGAGGCGGCGGCCAAGGTGTTCGACGCGCTGATGGCTTGGAGGGAGACGCGATGACGATGCATGACGGACCCTGGCGTGTTGCAGGCGAGGCTCGCGCCGAGTCGTCGGCCGCGATCCTGTCGCGTACCGGCACGAAGCTCGTCTTCCTTGCCGAGGACGACGACCTTGGTCGTGGGTGCCTCGACTGGTGCAGCAGCACTGTGGAGGCGCATCCCGAGATCGTCGGCATATCGTGCGGCTCATCGCCGGCAGGATGGGGAACGACGTGGGCGTGGGGAACCTACGCCGACGAGTGGCTTGCGTGGCAGGCGAACGGCGAGGAAGGCGGACGGCGATGACCGACGAGGCGAACCGCATCCGCGGGTGGAAGTGCATCGGGGCCGAGCTAGGCGTCAGTGACGAGACGGCTCGCAAGTACGCCCGCGAGGGCGCCTTCAAGAGCCACAAGGACCTGCTGCCAGTCTTCCGCGACTACCTCGGCCCGTGGGTCGACCGAGACGCGCTGGAGCAGTGGAAGCAGCGAACGACGATGGCGTGGGCCGCGTGGGAGTCTATCCAGCGGTCGTCGGCCGCCTAGTCGACGCAGCCGATGGCGTCGCAGTCTGGCGCCGCGTGGTTCGTGCAACTCTCGTCGCCGGCGAGCTTGATGCGGACCGCGCCGCCTTCGCTCGTCTGGCCAGCGGGGACGCCGACCACGAGGAACGCCTCCTCGTCGCCCGGGTCACCATGGCCGCCGTAGGAGCACGCCTGTGCGGCTTCTCCGACGCACGCTGCTGGCTCGCTGCTGTTCTCGAGCACGCGTTGCGCGACGTAGCCCGGCGGAGCCACGACGCTGAGGCACGACGAAGCCTGGACGGGCAGACGCAGACGGATGGCCCAAGCCGTCGGGCGCGCGCCGCCGCAGACGTCAGCGCAGCCGGCTGCCTGCTCGCTGACGGCAGGGACCCAGAGCAGCGACGAGCCGGGCTGAAGCATCGGCGCGACGCCGGTGTCACCCGCCGTGCAGACGACCTCGTTGCAGTTCGGGCCGCACTCTGGATCGCAGACGACGTTGATGTGTCCCTCGCACTGGGCGCACGCGGGCCCAGCTCCCTCGCCGCTGCCGCCTTCACCACCGGCACCACCGGCGCCGGTGGAGGCTGACGACGAGGCGTCCGCGGTCGACGCTGACGTTGAGCCGGTCGCGGCAGACGACGACGTCGTAGCGGCTGCCGTCGTGCCGCCTCCATCGCCGCTATCGCCGCCAGTTGCATCGCCGCCGCTGCCCGTCGTCGCGCCAACGGCCGCCTCGGTGCCGGAGGACGTGTCGTCCGCGGGGTCATCCGAGGAGCAGGCGGACAGGAACAGCAGGGCGGCAAGAGCGGGGCGCATCAGGCCATCGTAGCGACCGAAGGTTGGAGACGTCGCCATCGTTTGGCAGAGAGGCACGGTTCGCCTTGATACGCCGCCCGGAGCGCTCGTCACCCTTCGCCATCGCCGGCCTGGACCGGGCCCCTAAAGGTGCCCCATCGTTAGGCTAGGCGCGCGACCGCTCCCGTTCTTCCCGGGACGCTCAGTCACGACGGTCGAGGCGCCTCCATCCACCCCTTGGCGGCCACCGCTGCTCGCAAGCGGGCGCGTGCCGCCGGCACGGCGCCTACGGGCGCAAGCGTCGCGACCGCCCAGGAGCGGGCACCCGAGTCCGGCACCAGGCCGAAGGGTGACCTCGGCAGTGCGCTCCCGGACCTGTCGATCTGGGAGCAGTTCGCCCGCATCGGCGCCGGCCTCACACCGTTCGACGTCCAGAGCATCGTCCGCCAGGCGGATGGCGGTGACCCGAGCCGCCTCATCGACCTGGCGAACGAGTTTCGCCAGAAGGACGCACACCTACAGTCGGTCCTGTTCACCCGCGAGTCGGCCCTGTCCGGGCTCGACTGGGAGCTGGTCCTCCCGGGCGCGCGGCGCACCAAGGACGGCAGCCGCAGGCAGCGGGCTCCTCGCGGTGAGCGCGAGCGCCGCTTCGTCGACGAGGTCCTCCGCGGCCTCGATGCTCCTCGTGAGGACCGCGACGCGGTCGGGCTCCGTGAACTCATCCAGCACCTGACCGGCGGCGCCTTCTACGGGCACGCGGTGGCTGAGACCCTCTTCGCGCTCGATTCCCGCATGCGACTCGTCCCGCGCGGGTTTGCTCTCCACTCCGCGCGCCGGTTCGGGTTCGAACAGACCCGCGGCGAGCTCTTCCTGTCCAACGGCCGCGGCGGCTGGTCGGACTTCCGCGCCGCCTTTCCTTACCGGTTCATCGTCTCCCAGCCCCGCATCACTGGCGACGTGCAGGCCCGCGAGGGCCTCATGCGCGTCCTGGTATGGCCGGCCATCTGCCGGAACTGGACGGTGTCGGACTGGATGTCGCTGGCCGAGCTGGCGTGGAAGCCGTGGCGCATCGGCAAGATCCTCAAGGGTGCGACCGAGGCCGAGAAGGCTGCCCTCAAGCAGACCCTCAAGGACCTCACCCGCATCGGCAGCGCGACCCACACCGAGAACACCGAGATCAAGCTCCAGTGGCCTGAGGCCAAGGGCGGCGCCGGCAACAGCGGGCACGGCGAGCTCCACATGCGGATGGCCGCGGAGATCAGCAAGGCCGTGCTCGGCCAGACGCTGACGACTGAGACCAGCGGCACGGGCAGCTACTCGCTCGGCCAGGTTCACGACCGCGTCCGCAAGGACATCCTCGAGTTCGACGCCAAGCATGTCGCCGCGGTTATCACCCGCGACATCGTCAGGCCGCTTATCGAGCTGAACTACGGGCCGACGGCGCCGGTGCCCACGTTCCGCTTCGTCACCGAGGAAGTTGCGGACCTGAAGACGACGGCCGAGGCGCTCAAGACGCTGGTTGCCGACGTGAAGATGAAGATTCCGGCCGCTTGGGCCCACGCGCAGCTCGGCATCCCGATGGCGGACGACGACGAGGAAGTTCTCGGCGCGACGCTGAACGACGAGGGCGAGGAGCCCGAGCCGGAGCCCGAAGGCGACGACGCAGAGGCGGACGACGCCGACGCAGAAGACGAGGCGGCATGAAAGACCTGCAATCGCGAGCCATGGAGTCCCGGGCCATCCGGGAGGACGCCCGCGAGGTCGACTTCGTGGCGAGCACCGAGTCGCCCGACTCCCACGATTCGGTGGTCAAAGCGAACTGGGACGTCGCTCGCTTCGAGTCGAACCCCGTCGTGCTCTGGGCCCACGAGTCCCGTGAGCTTCCAATCGGCGTCGCGTCCAACGTGCGCGTCGTCAAGAAGGAGCTCCTCGCGACGGTTCGCTTCGTCGGCGCCGACGTAAACCCGAAGGCCGAGCAGGTCTGGCAGGGCGTGAAGCAGGGCGTCATCCGCGGGATGTCGGTCGGCTTCTACCCGCGTTCGGTTCGCTACGAGAAGCAGGACGACCGCGAGCTTCTGGTTCTCGACGACAACGAGTTGCTCGAGCTGAGCATCACCCCGATCCCGAGCAACCCCGAGACGCTGGCCAAGCTGCGCTGCCGCGCGCGTGCCGCGACCGACAAGACCACCGCGACGGATACGCCGTCGCCGGAGACGCCCGCCGTCGAGCGCGGCGAGCACAAGGAAGGGACCACCATGTCCGACCAGAACGAGACCGCCGCGCTCAAGACGAAGGTCGCCGAGCGTGAGGCGGAGATCCGCGTCGTCGAGAAGAGCCTCGCCGACATCAAGGCCGAGCGCGACATCCTCGCCGGCCAGAACAAGGCCCTCGTCACCGAGCGCGACGCCCTCAAGGCTCGCGCCGAGAAGGCCGAGAGCGAGATCGTGGAGCGCGAGGTCGACAGCCTCGTCGGCAAGAAGATCACGCCGGCCGAGAAGCCGTCGTTCGTGAAGCTCGCGCGTTCCAACCCTGAGCTATTCCGCGAGATGGTCGCGCAGCGGTCGGACCTCAACCTGACCAGCGCGAAGTCGGTCCTCCCGACCGACACGACCGAGCGCGCCGCCACGGGCGCGACGGACGTCGACACCCTGTTCAACGACTTCAGCAAGTCGCTGGGGAACTGAGGAAGCCATGGCTGCTCGTCCCGCATGCCGCCTGTCCAAGGCGAACATCACCGCGAAGGCCGTCGTCACCGCTCCCGTCGAGCGCTACCGCGCCGTCTCGCTCAGCACGTCGGATTCGCAGGTCGCCTACACGGCAGCCGGCGGCGCCGCGTACGGCTTCACGCTCGAGGCCGGAGCGGTCGGTGCCGTCATCCCCGTCGTCGTCACCGGCTGCGGCGAGACGACCCGCGTCAAGGTCGGCACCGGCGGCGCCACGCGCGGCTCATGGGCCGTCGTCGTCGGCGCGGCCGGCGAGGTGACGAACGCCGCAGCCCTCGGTGGCGGCACCGTCGCCCGCAACATCGTCGGCAAGTTCGAGGAGACCGGCGTCGCAGGTGACGAGGTCGGCCTCGTGCTCATCGCGTTCACGGGCGCGTCGGCCTGACGTCGCTCGCGCGCTCCCCACCTCCGAGCGCGCCCCTCCCCACAACCCAACTCGACTGACGTCGCTCGCGGGACGCGAGCGCGAATGGGGACTCGCGTCCCGAAGGATCGAACATGTCCACCACTTCGCTCGCTCTCGCCCCGGAGCCCAAGTCGCCGGCGGCCGTCGCGCACGAGAAGTTCGCGCGTGAGTTCAAGCACAAGCTCCACATGGACCGCGACTTTCGGAAGTCGCTTGCGCGGAACATGCTGCTCCACACGCAGCGCGTCGCGTTGAACCCGAACACGGTCCACGCGGATCGCTTCCTGACGCAGCTGTCCATCGGCTACGTCAACGACGACATGATCGGCGAGAAGCTCCTCCCGATCGTCAACGTCGCGAACCGCAGCGACAAGTTCTTCAAGCGCGATCGTCGTTCGACACTCAACGCGCCCGACGACCTGTCCGCGCCGCGCGCTCGCGCGAACGAGATCGAGGTCACGTTCTCCGAGGACAACTACTCGGTGCGCGACTACCACCTCCAGGCCTACGTCGACAAGATGACGGAGGCGAACGCCGACGAGGCGTACATGGAGATCGTCGACATGACGGAGGCTCTCACCGAGTCTCTCGCGATCAAGACGGAGCTTCGGTACGCCGCGCTCCTCGGCTCCGCGGCGACGTACGGAAGCAACACGGCGGCGCTCACCGGCGTGGAGTGGAACGAGGCGGTGACGCCGAACAACGATCCGCTTCCGACCATCCAGAGCATTATCGCGTCGCGCTGGACCGGTGGCGGCCGCACGCGGCTCATCGGCGCGACCACGATCGAGGTGCTCAACGCCCTCATCAACAACACGCAGATCCGCAGCCTGTTCCAGTACACGACGGGCGGCCTCGCGACCCGCCAGCAGATCGCCGCGTACATGGGCCTCGACGACCTCATCGTCACGAGCGCGCGCTACGACGCCGCGAATATCGGCCAGGCCCCGAGCTACCAGCGCATCTGGCCTAACGTCTTCATCGTCGCCCGCGTCATGGCTGCGCCGTCGCGGCGCACGACCGGCCTGGGCGCGACGTTCAACTGGGCCCCGGGTTCCGCGACCACGCAGTGGTTCGACCCCGAGCCCGGCAACATCGGCGGCACGTACACCAAGGTGTCGCGCTCCTACGACCTCAAGGTCATCGACCCGGACAGCAGCTACCTGCTGACCGGCGTGATCGTCTGAACGGGGACACCATGGCCAACCAGAACGACAGCAAGAACAAGCAGCAGGACGCTGGCAGCCCGATGACCTCCGGCTCGCCGGAGCAGTTCCTCCAGGAGGCGCCTGCGCACCTGACTGCCCAGGGCGACAAGGCCCCGCCGATGCCGAACGCGCAGACCGCGCGTAGGTACTTCCGCATGCACGACAAGGGTGGCGCGATGCTCCAGGTCGGCGAGACGACCGACCCGAACGGGAACACGCGTCCCGCGCGTCGCCTCGTCACCGCCGGCGAGGTTCTGGCGCTTGACCCGAAGTACGCCTCGCAGGAGGGCCTCACCGAGGTCGACGCGAACGGCCAGCCTCTCCAGCAGCGCAGCGGTGGCGTCGATAGTCGCCAGACCACCGAGGCCTCCGGCTTCCAGAAGCGAGGCTGACGTGCCGCGCGTCGACAAGGGCAAGCACGGCCGGGCCTCCGGTCGCGCCGAGCGCGCCCTCGCCGAGGGCAAGGCCCGCCTCCACGACAACGGCGGCGAGCCCATCGTCGAGGTCGACAAGCACGGCAACGCGGCGCTCCTTGCGGGCGAGGCGAACGTCGACGAGTCGACCATCGGCGCTGAGAACGTGCACGCCTCGCCACTGCTCGGCGACCCGGCCGCAGGCTGGACTTCGTCCACACCGCTGCCGACCGAGGAGCAGTCGGCAGAGCCGCAGCCGGTCGACTACGCGATCCCGGCCGAGTACATGGCGCAGGGTCGTAAGTCCAAGCGCTGATGCCTAAGAAGACCGCTCGCTCGCTGGTCCCGCTGGGAGCAGTCGTGGCGAGCGGCGTCGGTGAGTCGGTCGACATCGCACCCGACGCGACGCTCGACCTCGAGCTCGCCGTCACCGCCATTACTGGAACGCTCGCTGTCACGATCGAGACGAGCCGCGATGGCCTGAACTGGACGCCGCTCGCGCCAGTGGCGGGCGACGACACCGACGAGACGGACGCGGACTTCCCGCTCGTGTCCGCCGTCGGAACCACGCTGCGCGTTTTCCCCGATGCACGCCGGTACGTGCGTGCCCGGTGGACGCTGTCGCCGGGTGGTTCGGCCACCTTCGCCGTTACCGGTTGGTCCGTGCGGGTCTACGCCTCGCCGGAGGACATGCCGGAGTTCGGCATCCGAGCCGCGTGGCTGGAGTCGCTGAACAGCCGGAAGATCGACGCCGCTCTCCGGGCGAAGACGGACGACGTCACCGACGCGTTCGCCTCCGGCTGGCCAAGCATGCCCGTCCCGCTCACCGAGTGGGGCGACAACATTCGCCGCGGCGTGGCCGCCTGTGCAGCCGTCGACCTTATGGCGACGGAGGGGACGCGCCCCGACGAGGACGACGACCGCATGCTCATCGATCGCTGCGCCGCCTTCGATGCCTGGCTGGCGCTGGTCGCCGCCGGCAAGCGCGGCGGCGCGTCGACTGAGACCGACGAGGAGACCGCCGCTGGCGGCGCGACGGTCATCCTGGTGCACGACTGCCGCTGGGACTTCTGACGTGGCCTCGCTGAAGGCCACCGGCGCGGGCTTTGCCGATCTTGCTGCCAAGTTCGACCGCCTCGCCGACCGCTACCCGCGCCTCGCTGCCGAGAAGGGCGCCGCTGCTGCGCAGAAGTGCATCGACCGGGAGTACGCCAACGAGGCGGGCCCGGACGGCACGAAGTGGAAGCAGAAGAAGCGCCCGAACGGCAAGCCGCAGGGGCAGGCCAGCGGCGAGACGATGGCTTCTGCGAAGGCCATCCCGGGCCCGAACGCGGACATCCTCCTGAGCGTCGAGGGCGCGGCCTCGTACCTCCAGAACGGCACGAGCCGGATGGACGCTAGGCAGATCCTTCCTGAGGGAAAGCTTGACCCCGAGTGGGCCGAGCCCATCGACGACGCCGCTCACGACGCCATACACGAAGCCTATGAGGGGCGCTGAGTGGCCACCACGGTCGCCGACGTCATGACCGTCGTCGCGGCCGAGATGGTCCAGCGCGGCGTCGACGTGCAGCACCAGTGGGGCAAGAAGAGCGCGGAGCGGCACGACCGCCTGCCTCGCCTCCTGTGGGTCGAGCTCGACGACGACGAGACCATCGAGCCGCCCTACCAGACTCGCTACGACCTAGCCGACGGTACTCAGGCCGACGCCGCCTACGACCGCGCGGTGAAGCTCGAGGTGACCGTCCTCGCCAAGGACCCAGAGACCAGTGAGGCCGTGATGAACGTCCTCCTCATCGCCGGCCGCCACGCCCTGAGCGAGAGCGCATGGGAACCCGGCAAGGTCAAGAAGCGCGGTGAGCGACCGTCGAGCGGGTCTCACGCGCGCGTCCTGCCGGTGACGGTCCGCCTTCCCGTGCTCGACGCGCCGCTAACCCACGGTCGCATCGTGACGACCGCCATCACGGCCGAGGTCGAGACCGTCCTCGACTAGCCGCTTTCGGCCCAACGGCCGCCGCCATCGCCAGTCGCTCCCCAATCGGAGCGGCACCCGACCCGCACCCCGGAGCGCCCGCGTCGCCGGGCCGGAGAAGCCATGCCTGCTGCCAGCCTTTCGATCGTCCAGAGCGCTTCGGGTCAGCCGAAGTCCATCGCGCGCGTCATCGCCGTGATCGGACGGTGCTCGGCTGTGTCGACGCCCGCCGTCTACGCCTTCGACACCGACACCACGGTCCCCGACGAGCTCGGCAACGGCCCGCTTGTCGAGGCGACCATGGCGCTCGTCCGCGAGGGTGGGCAGCGCGTCCTCGCCATCCCGTGCGCCACTGGCGTCGCCGGCAGCCTTACCGCGGTCACCGAGACGCCCGCCGGTACTGGCCCCGCCATCACGGTCGCAGGGACGCCCTACGACAGCCTCGACATCGTCGTTCGCGTCGTGCGCGGCGGCGTCATCGGAACGTCGAAGTTCCGCGTCAGCCTCGACGATGGCCTGACCTTCGGCCCCACCCTGACGACCGCGGCGTCGTATCTCATCCCGAAGACGGGCATCACCATCACGTTCGGGGTCGGAACCTACGTCATCAACACCGACTACACGTTCTCGTCGACCGCCCCGGCGCCTACGACGGCGGAGGTCGCGTCAGCCATCAACGTGCTCCTCGCTGGCACGCAGCAGGCCTCGCTCATCCTCTTGGCGCAGACGGACACGACGACCGTGACCGAGACGCTCGCCATGGCGAACCAGCTCGACACGAGCATGGAGAGTGCCCGGCTCGCCAAGCAGTACGTGCGCGCCATGCTGTCGCCGAACGTCGACGCAGCCGACGCCGACATCGCGACGTCGTTCGGCCCCGGCGCGGCCATCGATGCTGAGCGGGTCGTGCTGGTGCCTGGCGACGCCTACATCAGCGGCGGGAACCTCGCCGGCTCGATGCGCCGCCCGGCAGCCTGGGCCGCGGCCATAAAGTCTGCGCGCAACCGCCTCTCGTCCGACCTGGGCAACGGCGCCGATGGCCCGCTCCCGTTCGTGAACGACATCACCCGCGACGAGTTCACGTCCACCGTGAAGCTCCGCGAGGACGGCCGCGCGACGGTCCTGGAGACGCGACCAGGGTCTGACGGCTTCTTCTTCGCCCGTGGAGTGACGCTCGCATCGGCGGGCTCGATCTTCTCTGACCTCAACATCGCCCGCGTCATCGACGAGGCGTGCCGCGTCGCGCAGCCGCTCCTGAACCAGGAGGTCAACAACGACCCCCTGCTCAAGGCGAACGGCACGATCAGCGATGACGACGCGGAGCGCATCGAGGCCAAGCTCTACGACGCCCTCGAGCTCGCGCTCCTGAAGCCGGCCGACGGCGTGGCGCACGCCTCGTCCGTCGAGGTTCTGGTCGACCGGTCCAACGTCATCGCCACGACCGAGGACCTGCGCGTGACCATCTCGGTCCAGAAGAAGGGCCAGAACAAGACCGTCACCGCGACCGTCGGCATCACGTCGACCGCATCGTCGCAGCCGCTCGCGGCCTGACGCTTCCGGCCGCTCCCGCGTCACGCGGTTCGTGCGGCCTCCCGATCTGACGACCGGCCCGGACGCGGCCGAGGAGCACAGCCATGGCAACTGTTGGTGGGAGCCGCAGTCATGCGGACAAGGTCGTCACGATGCACTTCGCCGACGGGCAGAGCTACACGCTCCGCACGGCAGAGAGCATCGAGTACGAGCCGAACGCGACGCACGCCGTCGTGGGTGGCACGCAGGTCGGCCCGGTCGACCATGCGGTCGGCTCGGCGGACCCGACGTGGTCCTTCGAAGTCGCCGAGATCGATAAGGAGGCCATCGAGGACAAGATGGGCGCGGGCCTCATCGGCAAGCGCATCCCGCGCATCACCATCGCGAAGAAGGCCAGCGGGACGCTCGGCCGCCGCGTGGACACGCTGGTCAACTGCCGCATCGAGGGCTTCCCGAACTCCTCGTCCCGCGGCGAGAAGGGTGGCGGAACCGTCTCCGGCGTGTGCACCGACATCCTCTACAACGGCAAGAGCGCTCTCAATGAGCCTGCGACGGCGGCGATCTGATGGGTCTCCCGTCGTCTGAGGTTATTGCAGACCTCAAGCAGAAGCACGGCGACGTCTTCTTCGCCGACTTCGGCGAGGAGCGGCTGCTCTTCCGCAAGCCGGCCATGCCCGAGGTCGACGCCTACCTGCTCGGCACCGTGCGCGGCACGGCCGAGGAGAGCGCGAACAACCTCATCTTCGCCGCCCGCCTGTGGCCGTCCGTCGAGCAGCTCCAGGAGTCGTTCGACGAGGCTCCTGCTGTTGTGGCGAAGTGCGCCGAGTCGGTCATGGAGACCGCTGGTGCCGACGAGGAGACGATGGCTGGCCTCGTTCCGGCCACGCTAGACAAGCTCTCCGACGAGCAGCGCGCCGAGCTCGAGCAGCGGACCGGGCAGAAGGTCTCCGACCTTGAGAACTCGCACCCGCGCGGAGTCCTCCGGTACGTGCGCCTGCCAGGCGTCGGCATCTCCGTCTTCCGACGGCCGACCCGGTCGTCGTACGCCGCCTTCGCAGACGCGTCGAAGAAGGACGAGGTCATGCAGGCGTGCCGCGACCTGTCGGCTGAGTGCGCCATCACGGATGCGAAGGCGCTTCCGGGCGTGTTCGCCTCGGCGCCGGCGGTGCCGTTCTACCTCGCCTTCGCTCTCGCGTCGCTTGCTGGCGCTCATCTCGAGGTCCGCTCGGGAAAGCTCTAGGGCTCCTGCGGGGGCTGCGACGAGACTTAGGAGCCGCCGCAGACGCGCTCCTCTCTTTCACGGGGCGCGACCCCGACGCTGCTGACGAGTCCGCCTACTCCGGCGCCGTGCTCGTCGCTGCGTACCTGCTGACGCAACTGCCGCCTGAGAAGACGGGGAGGCGCTGACGATGGCAATCAGCGAGCGCGTCGACCTCGTCGGCAACGTCAGCCAGCAAGCCCGCGCGTGGAGTCGCGACCTCGCACGTCTCGCGGCACAGGCCCGCAAGCTCAACCAGGCGATGGGCGGTCGCGGCGGCGGCGGGTCGATGCCCGGCGTTCCGAAGCAAGCTCGTGCACGCGGCGGCTCGTCATCAGCCGAAGTGCGTGAGCAGCGCGCAAAGGCGGACGCGCTTCGTGAACAGGCACGCGCGGCGGCGGCGGCGGGGCGTGCACAGGCCAAAGCCGCTCGCGACCAGGCGAGGGCCGAGACAACGGCCGCGAAGCAGCGCTCGCGCGCCGAGGCCGCCGCTGCGAAGGCCCAACAGAAGGCGGCCGCAACATCCGCCAGAGCAGCCGGCGCGAAGGTGCCAACGGGCGCGCGCGCTCCCTCAGGTGGAGGCCAAGGCAAGGCGGGTAACAAGGCGCTCCCGCGTCAGGAGGTCGGCGGCATCGGCGGTGCGCTCAACAGCATGGCCGGCAACCTCATGGCCGATGCTGCCACCGCGGCCATGTCGGCGCTCGCCGGGATGATGAAGTCGATGGCCTCGACCTTCATCGAAGCGCAGAAGTTCCGCGAGAACAGTCTCGCCGGCCTGACCATCCTCCATAAGAGCGGCATCGAAGCGAACAAGACATGGAAGGAATCGTTCAAGCTCGCCCGCGAGACCGGCACGACGCAGCAGGAGACGATGAGCTCGATTCAGGGGCTCATGTCCAAGGGCTTCAAGAAGAACGACGCCGTCGAGCTGTACAAGCTCATGAACGCGGTGTCTGTCGTGAACCCGGCAGCGAACCTTGACGGCATCGTCACAGCGATCGGGCAGATCAAGAACACGGGCAAGCTCCAAGGCGACGAGTTGCTTCAGCTTGCTGACGCCGGCGTCTCGGTCGACGCGGTTTACAAGGCGCTCGGCAAGAGGCTCGGCAAGACCCGTGAGCAGATCATCGCCATGCAGGGAGCTGGCGACATCAAGGCCGACGACGCCATCGCCGCCATCAAGGACGCGATGAAGGAATCCGTCGGCGGTGACGTCAACGGAGCTCTACACACCAAGGCCAACAGCCTGTCCGCCATCATGGGCCAGCTACAGGCGGCGCCGATGACGTTCTTCTCTGGGCTGGAGCAGGACCCGGCGCTAATGGAGAAGATGAAGGTTTCTCTCAAGAGCCTCGTCGACATGATGGACCCTTCGACGGCGAAGGGTAAGCAGACGGCAGAGTCGTTCTCCAAGCTGATCGACGTCATCGCTGGTCCAGGCGCGGACCTGTTCACGAAGATGGTGGCTGGTGCGCCCGAGTTCCTGGCCACGCTCACTAGCTTGGGCGAAAGCCTCGGCCCGATCATCTCTCTTCTAGGTGCCCTTGGTGGCGCGTCTCTTTACGTGCAGTCCGGAATCGCGAAGTTCATCGAGATGATCCGCAGCGCCGGATCTGTCGGCAGCATTTGGTCGTGGATTCCGGCCCTCATTGCCCAGATCGCCGGGCTCGGGTCCACGTTCTCATCCGGTGGCGCGTCGATGGGCTCGCAGCTAATCAGCGGCATCGTGCAGGGCATCTTCGGCGGGTCCTCATCGGTCGTGTCCGCGATCATGAGCATGGCGCAAACCGCGATAGGCGCGGGCAACTCGGCCTTTCAGATCCGCAGCCCGTCGCGCGTCTTCGCCGACATGGGCGAGCAGCTCCCCGCCGGGCTATCCCGCGGCGTCGTCGACAACATGGCGGTCGTCGAGCGGTCGTCTCAGGCCATGGCTGGCTCTGCCACCAACGCCACCTCCTCCGCGCTGCCGTTCATCGGCGACGCGTTCCAGGAGCGCGGCATGGGCCGTCAGACGACCAACAACTTCGGCGGCATCCGGTTCAACGCTGGCGGGTTCAACGTCGGCGGTCCTGGCCAGGCGCAGCCGGAAGACATCGCCCGCGACATCAACCGGCTCATCCAGCAGGGCGTGCAGAACTTCATGAACAAGTCGGCGGAGGCTGCGTAGCGTGGCGTTCCCGTCTCCGCGGCGCCTACCAGAGTTCTGGCAGACGTGCGTCGTGGGGTCCTTCAACCTTCCGCCGGTCAAGGACCGCGGCACCGTCCAGATCAGCATCACCGCGTCGCTCAAGAAGGACGACAAGAAGAAGGCCGGCAAGGACGGGAGCAAACCTGCGATCGAGCGCATCGAGCCCGACAAGATCGAGATCGAGTACCAGTTCAACGAGGACAGCTGGGAGGAGAACGAGGCCGTCATCGCCGGGCTCAAGCCAGACGGCACGCCGCGCGACATCTCTCACCCGTTGGCGTCCGTCTACGGCATCTCGGCGATGCTCATCGAGCAGGCATCGCCGGTCACATTTGCCGACGGAATCTTCACGATCACGTGGTCCGGCGAATCGTGGAAGGCGCCAGCCGCTCAGGGTCAGCAACTTTACCTGCGGCGCGGCTCCACAGGCCCCGAGGTCACGCGCTGGCAGACGTTCCTCACCGAGCAGAAGTTCGGTGAGGCGGAAGGCTTCTCCCCCATCGACGGCATCTTCGGCATCCTCACCGAGGACGGCACCAAGGGCTTCCAGGAGCGCGAGAAGATCAAGGTCGACGGCATCGTCGGGCCCGAGACCTTCGGCGCCGCGTCGAAGTACGGCTACGTGCCACCGCCGCCGGTCAAGGGCGGCAGCGGTGGTGGCGTGAAGACGCCGGAGCAGGCGGCGGCTGCAGCCGTTGGCGCTGCAGCTGGCGACGTCGTCGATGCAGCTGGTGACCTGGCCGACGCAGCCGGCGAGTTCCTGGACGACGCGGCTGACGCGTTCCTCGGCGGAGACGAGAACGGTGACAGCGGGAGTGGCGAGTCGAGCGGCGAAGGCGGCGGCGCCACCGCAGGCGGCAACGCTGGGTACGTCGAATGACCCTCACCATCCGCGGAGTCGACGCCATCGGCGGCGTCCTCGAGATGCCGCTCCGCGGACCTTGGGTCTACACCGGTGACGTCGACTCGCAGTCGTTCGCGACGGGGCACGCCGACCTCGTCTACGCCGGCAAGAAGGCGGTCACCTTCTCCGGGACCATCATGGAGAGCGCCACCGAGGCGGCCCGGACGCGAGTTCGCATGGTCGGCGGCGCCGGCGGGCTTTCGAAGACGCTGCCGGCGCTCGGCTACGGAGAGACGCCCGCGTCTACGGTGGTGCGTGACATCGCGGCGGGATGCGGCGAGGCGCTGGCCGACGGCGTCGCCGACGCGTTGAGGGACACGCTCCTCGCTGGGTGGCAGCGATCCAAGGGCACGGGCAACCGCGCTCTTGAGGCGCTCTGCGACCACCTCGGCACGGGCTGGAACTATCGCATCCTCGCGAACGGGACTCTGTGGGTTGGCAAGGAGACCTGGGACCAGTTCACGCCGGAGCCGTTCAAGGAGCGCGACCCGGACGAGAACGGCGTCGCGACCTACGCGCCCGACCAGCCCGACCTCAAGCCTGGCGTGAACGTCGGCGGCAAGCGCGTCTCGTCGGTGAAGCACTCGTTCGAAGGCTCGCTGCGGTCGTTCGCAACGATGCTCAAGTCGCTGACCGAGGGCGGCGACCGTGAACGGAAGGCTCAGGAGGCCTTCGTCAGGTCCAAGATTCCCGAGCTCGAGCGGATGGCCACCTACGAGGCGAGGGTTATCTCGCAGGCCTCCACCGGCCGCGTCGACGTGAAGAGCGACGACGAGCGGATGGGCGACATGCCTGCGGTCCCGCTCTTCTTCGGCGTTCCTGGGATGCGCGTTGTCCTCGGAGAGGACGTGCGGGTGAAGGTCGCGTTCGACGGCGCCAAGGCTGACCGTCGCTTCGCCTACGGCTTCCACCAGGACTGCGAGGCGCAGGAGATCACCATCCGCGTGAAGAAGCTCGTCATCGAGGCCGACGAGATCCACCTCGGCGGGTCGGACGCGCCACTCCTACGCTCTGGCGACACGCTCGTTGTCCCAGTCGGCGCGGCTGGCACACCGACTCCCATGCCCATCTCTCTGGCCCCAACGGTAACCGAGCCCGGTCCGCCGCCCACCGGCCACTCGCGCGCGAAGGGATAGCCGGATGGCCATGCTCGCAGGCTCCGTCAGCATCGATGCCGACGGGGTCGCGACGGGCAGCGGCTTCGCGTTGGCGCTCGCCGAGGCGAAGCTCGAGGCGTACGACGAGCTGGGGCTGCCGTCCGACCCGAACGCGCTGGCCGCTGTGTACGCGGGCATCGCCGCCGAGTGCAACCTCGCGGCGACCGTCATCACCTACATCCAAGCGAACGCTGAAGTCAGCGGCTCGGCGGTGACGTGATGGCCGACCTTACGCTCGAGGAGATCGGCAACGACATCTCGACGACCGCCGAAGGCGACCTCGACCTATCGTTCGAGCCCATCACCGGATCGCGTGTAGTCGCTGAAGGCGTCCTTCGCCGCTGGCAGACGAAGCGTGGCCGCTGCTTCTGGGCGCCATGGATCGGCCGCAACCTCGCGGCCCTCGTCAACGCGGACATGAGCCGCGTCGAGATCATCCGCATGCAGGCGCTCCTCGCTCAGGAAGCGCTCGGCGTCGACGGCTGCCGCCACTGCACCGTGACCATCACGCGCGACGAGGACACCGAGGGACTCGTCATCCGCTCCGACGTTGTGACTCGCGCGGGCACCTCCGACGTGAACGTCAGCATCGGCAACGCGGGCCAGATCATCGCGGCCCAGATCAGAGAGCGCAATGGCCGTTGAAGACCTCACCGCGACCGAGACGGAGGAGGACCTGTTCGACCGCTTCGCCACCGACGCGGCGACGCTCGACCACCCCGTCGACGTCCGCGGCATGCAGCCGGAGCGCTGGGCTGTGGGCCAGCTGCACGTCGAGGCGAAGGCCCACGAGCAGTACCAGCTTCGCCGCAAGGCCATCGTCGAGAGCGGCTGGATGCAGACCGCCAAGGGCGACTCCCTGTCCCTGTTCGCGCGCGGCTTTCACGGGATCGAGCGCTTCGGGGCGACCAACGCCGTTCACCAGCTTCGCCTCACAGACACGGCGGGCGTCGGCCCGGTGAACGTCGCAGCCGGCGAGCGCGTGGCCTACGCATCCAACGGCCAGGAGTTCCGCAACGTCGACGCTCTAGTCGTCCCGCAGAACGGGTACGTCGACGGCAACTGGCGGGCCGAGGTCGCAGGCGCGCTGGGCAACGTTGCGGTGGGCAGCATCACGCGGCTTCGGGCGCCGATCGTCGGCGTGGCCGTGTCGAACCCGGCCATCGGCTCCACCGGCTCCTCGCTTGTTACTGCCGGCAGAAACGCGGAGACGGACGCACAGCTGGTCCAGCGACTACGCGACCACTGGGGCTCGGTCGGCAGCGGCGGCAACGCGGCTGCATATCGCTTTTGGGTCCACGAGGCGTTCACCGTCGACGGCCTCACGTCGACCATTACGCGCATCAAGATTCGTGACAATAACCCGTACGGGCCCGGTTCCATTGGCGTCGTCATCGCGAACGCTGGCGGTGGCGCTACCGGCGACGAGCTGACTCGCGTCGACGCGTACCTGCAGACCAAGAAGGCCCTCGGCTCTGGCGAGCTCGTCGTTGAGCCTGCGACGGCTCAGGTCGTCATCGTGCGAGCCACCGTCTACATCGAGCCGGGCTATACATCGACGATCGTACTTGCTGCTATCGAGGCCGCGCTAGACGAGTACGAGTCCGAGTTCAGCATCGGTGGCCTTGTCTACAGGGCCGAAGTGTTGCAGCGCATCATGGCCGTCGACGGCGTCTACAACGCCGTCCTCGTCGCGCCCGCGACTGACGTCACGATCAACAACACGTCGATCGTCTCGTTCTCCTACACGCTGACCGCCGTCTGATGGCGACCGACTTCACGGGGTACCAGCAGGCGCTCGTCAGGGGCGTCGGAGGGTTCTCGGGCCCGAAGGCCCAGATGTGGATCGGCTTCACCGGCCGGTACAAGGACGAGGAGCTCGACAAGCTTCGGCAGTGGCGCATGGAGCGCTACCCAGCCGACTGCGGCGAGGATGCCCTCCCGCTGGTCGGCTCAACGTTCGACCTAGAGCGCCTCGATGGCGAGTCTACGGCGGACTACCGGACGCGCCTCACCGAGGCGTGGGACCAGGTCCATAGCTTCGCTGGTTCCGCACAGTCGATCGTGACCAACCTACTCGCCCTTGGCGCGACGTCGGTGTCCTTCATCGAGCAGTGGGAGTCGGGCGGCGGCGACCCGGCCAACTACTCGTACCTGAGGGTCCTCGTCGACTTCCCCAGCTTCGCACCGACTCTGCTCGGAGGCGGAACGGTCCTCGGCGGCGGGACGAAGCTCGGCGGCAACATCCCCCGCGTCAAGTTGCGCGAGGCGGTTCGCATCATTCACAAGTACCGGTCGGCGCATTCGCTCCCGATCGAGCTCCACCTGCGGGACCAGTCGCCCCCGACGGCGACCATCGTGATCCCTCTCAAGCGCCTGCTCGGCCAGATGAAACTCGGCCGGCAGAAGCTGGGCGCGTTCGAGGAGTTCTGACCCATGTCGAATATCGAGTCGCCCGACAACAGGTTTCATCAGGGTCCGTTCCTCATCCTCGAGGACCTCGACGACCTCAATGAGGAGAACCTCTACAAGAGCGCCGACTCGGACAAGGGTCTGCTGAGGAAGATCCTGGACTCGCTCAGGTATCTGCACACGCGGTCGCCCCAGTGCTTCTCGGTCCGCACCGACGGGGCCGGAGCGGTCTCGCTCCAGCGGCGCACGCCCACCGTCAACGGGTCGACTCAGTTCCTCACTGCTGGGTTCAACGGGACCAGCGCAGTTAGGTTCACGCTGACGACTGCCGCAGCGTCGGTTGACGACATGCTCGTGTTCGTGTCCATCAACGGCACCGTCGATTGGTTCCCACGGCACAACAAGCTCAACACCTCGACGATCGACGTGTCGTTCTACGACGTCTCGGTGCCAGGCGCAGTCGACCCGACGGCCAACATCATTGACTTCGACCTCATCATCTTCCCGAACCTCGCGGGGATGACGTGAGCTACAATACCGTCCTCGCCGCTCGCAACGCCGCGCGACTCGCGGCGTGGAAGGACCCGGTCCTCATCGCCGTCGCGTCGGCCGATGTCGACCCGGTCGGCGAGCAGACGCTCCAAGGTGTCGGTCTATTCGTCGGTGACGCCGTACTCATTACGGACGGCGCGGAGGGTGGCATCCGCATCGTGCAGTCCGGCGCATGGGCACGTCGCGAGGACGCGCTCAAGGTCGGCCACCTAAGGCAGGGCACGACCGTTCGTGTTCTAGCGGGAACGAACGCCGGCGTTTGGAAGCTGAACACTGCCGGCACGGTCGAGCCTGGCGTTACGTCGCAGACGTGGAGCCTTGACGCAGGTGGTGGTGGTGGCGGCGGCGCCCTACCGTCTAACGCGGTTCCGTCATCTGTCGGCGCCGCTGGTACGCCTGGCGTCGCCGCGACCTACTCGCGCTCGGACCACGTTCACCCGCACGGCGCGCTTGCGGGCGGGAACATGCACGCGGTCGTCATCGCGGGTGGTGCGAACGGGTTCATGTCCGGTACGGACAAGACGAAGCTGGACGGCATCGCCGCTGGAGCGACGAACGACACTGCCCAGCTTGCCACGATCACGAGCGGCCTTTCGTATCTCCAGAACTATGCGATGGCCCTCTACAACGCGGCGATCGATTGGGGCATCGCGCAGGTGTGGATTGATCTGACGAACGTCGTCCCGATGACGGCGTCGACGGTGCTCCCGTTCGAGATCTTGATCGAGGTCGATTCGCCGGACGTCATCAACACCACACCGGAGAACTCTCGGAGCGCCGTTCACGAGACCCTCATTGTCCGTGTGCTGGTCCTCCGCAACGGCGCCAGCGTTGCAACCTTTCACGTCGAGGGCGGCGGGTCCGCCTCGTGGACCATCGGTGCGGGCGGGCTCCTCGCTGGCATCCAGGCCCAACTCGTCGACGTGTCGGGCGCGTGGAAACTGCAGGTTCGGCGCGCGGCCTCGGGCGGTGGGTTCACCGGAACCACGCAGGTCCGCGCCTCAATCCGGCCGATCGGCGCGGCGGTGCCGTGGACTGCGGACACGTCGCCGACGTTCCAGGTCATCGGCGCGAGCGTGGGTTCGGCGTACACGTTCGGTGACGGCCTCGTCGAGTCGGGCGGAGACGTCGACATCGACCTGACGGACACGACGGTGTTCGCGCCGGCCGCGGCGACCGCGTCTCGCGTGCCGGTGCTCGACGCCTCGGCTCGCCTCGTCGCGGCCGGTCTCATCCGCACGTCGGCCGACGTCACCATCTCGACGACGACCAGCGGCAACATCGCGGTCACCTCGGTCGGCACGCTGACGCTGACCGGCACGGCGCTCGCGGCGAACTACTCGACGTCCTTCGTTGCCACGGGCGCGCGGCCGTCCACCGACGTCCGTCCGCCGCCGTTCCATGTGGTCGTCGGTCGCGCCACGACGCTGGCGTCGGGGTCGACTACCGCGGCGAACAAGCCCGGCCCGCACGCCGCCATCGCTCTCGGACGCGGGCAGACGGAAGGCACCGACGAGCCGGGGTCGCTCTTCATCGGACTGGGTAACCGCGTCGGCAGCAGCATCGCCGGCGGCGTCATCTTCGGGGACGGTGCCGAGGTCGGCACGCCCGGGACGGACGCTTACCGACCCTTCACGACCGAGCTGTGTCGCTTCCGCACCTTCGGCGGGGAGTTCGGCATCGACGCCGGATACCTGTTCCTACGTTCGACTCTCGGCGGCGTGACTGTTCGTTCTGCCGGCGCCATCGACATGCAGATCGGCGTCACGTCGAAGACGAACATCACGTCGTCGACGACGACTATCGAGAACACGAACGTCAAGCTCGGGTCGACCGGCGGCAACGTCGGCTTCTACGGCGCCACGGCCGCGGCGAAGCCGGCCATTACGGGCTCTCGCGGAGGCAACGCGGCGCTCGCCTCGCTGCTGACGGCGCTGGCCACGCTCGGACTCATCACCGACTCCACCACCGCGTGAGGTGACCCATGGCTGCTCCCCGTCTCGGCTACCTCGTCCACACCGGCACCTTGCCGCCGATCCTCGTGCTCTCGGAACGAGACGCGAAAACGTACCCGGGTCGACTCGGCCACCACTCGGTGGTCATCCACCGCGGCGATAACGGCACGGCCGACTTGCCGCAGTACTACCTCCTCGACCCGTCGCGGCACCCGTTCCCGGAGTCGCAGCCGCTCGTCTTCGACAAGCTTGCCGCGGACGCTCGAAAGGCGCTGCGTGACACCGCGTTGGCGAAGCTTACGCAGGCGGAGCGAGAGGCACTCGTCGGCGCGGGCAACGACACGTGATCCGGGGCCGTCGTGGCTGACCCGTACTTCAAGGTCGTAAACAACCGCATTCAGTGGATCGATGCGGACGAGGTCGCGCATGACGTGATGCTCGGCGAGCGTGTGACGGCTTCCAGGGTCGGCGTGCTCGACATTCTCCAGGGCTCCGGTGCGGTGGCACTCGCGGCTGCTGCTGCGACGGTGACGCTCATCGAGTGGCCCGAGCCAGCGACCGCCGGGACCTACCGTCTTGCTGCCGTCGTCGCCATCGACGCCGCCGCGACGTCCGGCATGTGGAGCGTCTTCGCCAACATTCGGAAGATTGGGACCGCCGCACCCGTCGTCATCGGCACGCGACGGCTTGAGGTGGACGGCGTCAGCGCCTCGTTCGCCTTCGCGGCGCCGACCGTCGCAGTCGTGAACAGGAAGATTCAGCTGAACGTGGCCAGCATCGCGGCGGCCACGGCAACCGCCTACGCCTACGACTGCCGTCTCCGAAAGGTGAGCTCGTGACCCTGTTCATGCAGGCGGCCGAGACCTCCGGCGCGATCCTCGCGCAGTGGGGCGCGCCAGGCGCCATCATCCTCGTCCAGTTCGGCGCCATCTTCTGGCTTGCCAAGCAGCTACTCGCGTCGAACGACAAGATCGTCGACGCGATGCGCGTCGGCATGACGTCGAAGGAAACGAGCGACGAGAAAAACCGCGTCGCACTCGCCGAGCAGACGAAGGCCATCCTCGCCAGCACGAAGGCATCCGAGGAGCAGACCGCTGCCATCCGTGAGTTGAAGGCGACCGGCGGCGCGCAGACCGCCGCCATCGACCGCATTAACGAGAGCGTCACCGGCATCATCAAGGATGCGCTCGCGAGGCGGTCCGCTGCCTCTTCACAGCACATCCAGGCGGTGAAGGCGCCATGAGCCGGCGAGGCTTCTTCGACCGTCTGTTGGGCCGCGAGGTCGACCGGGTCCACGACCAGTTCGTCGAGACGATGAAGCCGAAGCCCGCCGATGAGGTGGAGGCCGCCATCGCCGAAGCGCTCGCTCTCATCGAAGAAGAGCGACGGAAGAAGGCTGCGCAGCGCGCTGGCCGAAAGCTCACGCCGCCGGTGCCAGTGCCGAGGCCGGCGCGCATCCCCAGCATCCCCGAGGACATGTGATGGACCAGCAACTGAAAAGCGATCCGCCGACGTCCACCTCGACGTCGCTCGACAAGATCGGCAGGTCGCTCGAGAAGGTCGGCGACCGCTTCCACCACTTCTCGGATTGGTTGAAGCGGTGGGCGACCGTCGGGGCGCTGGCGATTGCGTGCACGCTGGCGATCCAGGTGTGGCTCGTGACGAAGAGCCGCGCGAACGCTGAGCGTCTTGCCGAGCTCGCCGCGTCACAGGTGGCCCAGCAGGCGGAGCTTCGCGAGATCGGCCAGACGACGCAGGAGACCAGGGTCGTGGTCGAGGAGGCGAAGGCCGAGGT